GTGAAGGCCACGGCTCCGAAGATGTCGCCGCCGCCCATCTGCTGCATCTGGGAAGCCGCGCCGGCTTCGGACATACCGAAGGGGGTCAGGACTTTTCCGTTACCTTTGAGCTGCTTGTCGATTTCTTTTGCTGCTTTTTCGCGCTCTTTTTCTGGGTAAAATTTTAAGATTCTTTCACGAAGTTCTTCATTCGTCATCCCCGTTGGAGAATTACGAATTTGCCGTTTAATCTTGTCTTCAAATGTTTCAAATGGATTCCAGAATCCTAAGTCCGTAAAATTATTCAATGCTTGAGCAAGGTCTTCCATGATTGAATGAAAACCTCCAACAAGATCGATTAGCATATTGGTAATAGAACGACCAACATTGGCCAACATATCCGCAAGACGTCCTGCTGCCGATGTTTCTTCCTTTCCTGCATTATAGTAAGTACGAGCTGCATCCGCAACTGCCCTTGATCCGGCCTTGATGATGGGTAGAAGGTCTTTGAAAGAATCGCCGAACATCTTCGTACCGTAGTAAAGCAGCGTGGCTTCGTCCGTACCAGCGGCGTAGGCGTCGGCCAACGTCATCATCGCCTTCTGATGATTAAATGTCCCGTTGGCCACCTCGTCCATGCCAATACCCATTTTTGCGAGGATGTTGGTCAACTCGCCGCCTTTGATGCGAGCCTCGCCCATGCGGCGCGTGAACTCTACGACCGAACGTGTCATGGTTTGTAGGCTTACTCCGAACACCTGACCCATAGCCTCAAGACCTCTGACTTGATCAATTGATAGGCCGGTGGAGATGGAAGCCAGGCGAATAGATTTCGCATAGTCTGCAATCTCTTTAACTTTTGCCAGCGCGGCAGAAAGCATTCCACCAAAGGCATCAAAGAAAGCACCGATGACTCCTCCGATAGGGCCGGCAATCATCGTGCCGATTCCCATTCCAGTACTCATTTTATCAGCCGTCGCCTGGAAGGGATTCTTTCCAGCGTTAACAGAACCAGCAAGTCCACCCAGCGTCTTGCCGGCGTTGGCAAGACCTTTCTCCAGTTCGCTCTGGTCTAGTCCGATTGTTACAGATAGGTCGGCCATCGGTGTCAGGGTAGGTTGTTTGCCTTTTTGTAGGCTTCAATACGGGCGTCGAAATTCTCTAAATCTTTTTCTTCCTCGGTGGATAGGATTTCCAGCTTTGATCCGTTGTAGATTGCGCTGGCTACGGACATCCAGACGGCCTCGCCTTCCGGCATCGTCCATGCCTCCTCCAGGCTGACTCCATTACGGCAAAGGTTAGAAACGCAGGACAGGGGGAAGGGGATTGCTTCATACTTCTTAACGCCCTCCTTCTCCTCCTTTTTCCAGAACTTAGGGTAGGACAGAGATACCTTGATGCAGCCGAGAATCGTACCCACGCAGCGCGAATAGTACTTTTTGCTGATCGCCATCCGGGCGATGTATAGTTTTTCGATAAAGGACAGAGGACGGGCCATCTCCTCCTTGTCGTAGGTCGACAGAATCCGCGCCGCCATGACGACCTGAACCGGGTTAAACTGGTACTTTTCCGGGTCGAGAAACGGAGACTCAATGGCCTCCAGCGCGATTCGGTGACGCAGGCAGAAAGGGCGAAGCGTCCTGCCGCACACCTTGTTTTGGTGGGGCAGGACGGTCGTAGCCTGTAGGTATCGAGCATCCATCGTGGATGCCGCCCTATTAGGCGATCTGCGAGTACTTAACGCCCTTTACGGTGACCTTGCGGAAGTCCTTGTTCGTACCCTTGTCTTCAAGGGACTTCAGAATCCATTGAATACCGAGGTAGGTGAACTGGGTGCCGATTTCCGGGGTCGTTCCGTCCTTGAGGACACCCTCAAGGGTGATTTCCTGAAAGAGATCGTCCAGGCGGTCGGTGATGACACGGCCTTCTTCGTCCATGACTTCGACGTCAATCTTGAAGCTCTGGGAGAGAGAGTCGGACTGGAGGGTCGCATAGGTGACCGTACCATAGAGTCCGTAAAAGTGTGCTACGCCGTAATCGATTGCCATAGTCGTATGGGTTTAGCCAAGTGTCAAGGGGAGGGGGGCATGACGCCCCAGACGTTATATTCCAGCACGTTGCCGTAGCGTCGCTGGCTCATGCCTTCCTCGTCGTTCTCAATCCACAGGTCGTACAACTGGCCGTCGGTCGAGGGGTTCCAGAGGGCTTGCAAGGCCGGCACGTCGCGCATGGCTCCGATGACCTCCACGACCCTAGCGCGGTGGGATTCCAGCGTCTCGTCGTCGGCGGACGAGTAGATGTAGAGTTTCAGGGTCGCCTTGTAGTTGCCCAGCGTCTTGGAGCCGAGGTCTTCGATGTTGCTGCTGGACTCGGCGTGGGCGATGATGATCGGGATGACCCGGATTTCGTCGGTCACGCCCTTGTGGACGGCGACGCCTGGGAACAGAGGTTCAAGGTAGCCGGCCACCCTGTTCTCGAGGACGGTTCGGAAACTGAAGAAGGGAGGGTTGGACATCAGGGTGTATTGGTAAGGGATAGGTTGAACCCGTTTTGGAGCCGGCTGATTACGTCGGCTAGTTTACCGTGGTTGCGCGGGGCTTGCAAATGCTTCAGCATGGCAACACGCATGGCGAACGCCCGGTGATTCATGGCCATACGCATGAAGTGGTAGCCTTGGCTGTAGTTACGGCCTACGGTTGAGCCGAGTTTGATGATGGGATCAGGGCCAGTAAGCCTCGGCTGAAAGATTGAGGTATCTGAACCCTGCTTGCTAATCCAAGCAGAAGTAGGCATCGGACGTAGTTTTTTGCCGGCGTAATACCAGCCAGACTTGAGTCTACCTACACGATACTGAACGCGCTTGATGTATGATTCTACGACCTTCCAATCGTCGACATAGTACCTGTCTTTTTTAGAGGTTTCGTAGACCTTGTAAGACGGACTTCCGCGCCGCTGTTCGTGAATAGACTTGATTTGAGCCTCTGTCGTTCCAAGGATAAAACGAGCATTGCTGTACCTTTTGTTTCCTTGGATACGCTTGAAATAGTCAAACAGTCCTTGACCAAAGATGCCGCCATTTTCTTGAATCATCCCAAAAACATAGCCTGGGTCTGCAAAGACTGGACGCTTCATCTTCTCCTTAGCCCAGGCCGAAAACACGCCTAGGTTATTATTAGCGGCTACGCCGGCAGCGGGTGCCATGAACAACGGCGCGAAAATCTTACGGACGTCACGGCTGACGGCGTTGTCCCCCTTCTTCTTGGCCTTGCTTCCAAAACCGCCGTCACCGCCTTTCGTGATTGAAGGCTTTGCACCCGAGAACGGTGGGGTGAAATCGCACATATCCTTGGCGAACAGGCCAGCCTGCTGCTTCACTACATCGGCGATGCTCCTACGCATGACCATTGCGTACAGAGCTAGGTGCTTGGCGAACTGGGTATAGTCGACCTTGATGTCCTTGGCGACTGTGACCACATAGGCCATTACTGAACCTTGGTCTGGACTTTGACGATGACCCAGGCGGAGGGGGTGCGGTCGGTCACGGTCATAATGCGGAACTCCTGACCCCCATAGGCCACCACATTCCCGAAGGCGATCAGCCCCGGATTGGCGGCGGCGTCCGTCCGCAGGAACTTCATGTCGAACGAGGTCTGGTTCATAAAGCCCCCCGTTTCCAAGTCCTGCATGATGGCCGGCTGCGACATCAGCGCGTTTAAGGCTACTGGCGTCCCGCCTGGGACGTTTTTAACGGTCACGGCCTTAGGGATCTCGGAAAGGATTTCCGAGGCGTCTACAGCCCATTCGTCCGTGATTCCCGACATGGGTTTAGCCCATTGTCAAAATAAGAAACCCTCCCCCCGTGGCGCGGGGAGAGGGCTTCGCATTGTCGCTTTGGGGGATTTTAAACTCCCCCGAAACTTACGAGGTGAAGGCGATGCGCTGGAGGGCGTTCGGGTTACCGACCGCAGAACCAACGAGCCAGAGGGCAGACATATTGTGCTTACCGGCCTGCCAGTTGTACCAGTAGCGGAGAGCGAAGGAGAACTTGCTGTCCGGGTCCTGAACGACCATCTGTTCGCCACCGCCGGTGGTCGGGGTAGCAGGAACACGGGTCACGATGACGAGACCTTCCTTGCAGGAGGCCACACCGTTGAGACCTTCGGTGAAGGGCGTACCAGAGACGGGGAAACCGTTGTACTCGGAGACGCTGAAGCCGTGGAGTTCCTTGCTGATGGAGTTCTTCTGGATCACATCGCTGTTGCCGTAGGAGAAGGTCTGGGCGACGGACGGGTCCTGAACGAGCTGGCCCATGGCGTCGGGGCTGATGAGCAACTTGCGACCGATGTGGGGCAGGTTAGCCTTGGTGAGGTTCTTCGCAGCGTTGGCCACGGCGATGCGGTTGAAGCCGCTGGTCGCGCCGGAGTAGGCTTCGGTGGCGAAGTTGGCGGCCGTCACCTTGGAGAGGACTTCGTCGAACAGGGACTTCTGGACGGCGTTGGCAATCGGGGCGAAGAAGAGGCGACGGAGGCGTTCCAGGCTGAGGGTGGAGGCTTCGTAGTCGGTGAAGGCGACGTCGACATACTTCAGGTCGGCGATGGTCACCGGGACGTCCGTGGAGACAGCGTCCGAGGGGACGAAGCCGTTGGCGGCGTTGAAGGTGGTGGCCGTGAAGGAGCCGGCGTAACGGGTGTGAACCGTGGTGCCGCGCTCGGCGACGTAGTTGCCGAAGTCGGTGACGGCGATCTCGGTCAGGGGAACGAGTTCGGGGACGAGGGTGCGGAGGGACTCTTCAGCGACGAGCTGGAGGGTCAAGCCACCAATGCTGTTAGACATAGTAGGGAGTTAGGTTGGGTTGGAGAAGGGAAAGAATCAGCGAAGGCCGGCGGCGCGGAGGATGGCCGGACGGTTCTTGCTGTAGAAATCGGAAGCAGCCTTGGGGTCGGTCTGCTTGAGGGCCACCCACTCGGCGGAGATATCCTCGTCGCTCTTGGAGGTAGCGGCGACTTCGGCGGGGGTGACTTCAAGGGGAGTGACGCCGACGGAGGCGGCGATGGCAGCGGCCTTCTTGCCGGCGGTTTCCTGCGAGGCGTGAATTTCCTTCGCCTGGGCTTCGGCCTTGGCACGAAGTTCATCGGCGGCGGCGAGCTTGGAGGAAAGGTCAGCGACCTTGGCGGTGAACTCGGCGAGCGAAGCGTCCTTGGCGGACATCGCAGCGGTCAGTTCTTCGACCTTGGCAGACAGGGAGGCAACTTCGCTGGCCTTGGCTTCGACCTCAGCGGTCTTGCCGGTGAAGGCTTCCTTCAGCGAGTTAAGGCGTTCTTCGAGCGTCATCTTGGGTTTAGCCAAGTGTCAAGCCTTGGGCTTGCAGTCGGTGTCCACAGGGGGGCATCCGTCGTCGGGAATCTCGGCTTCGTCCTCATCTTCGTCTTCATCCGAGTCCGTGCCGTCGGGCTTCTTCTTTTTCTTCTTTTTCTTCTTCTTTTTGTCGTCGGAAATCGGGGCGACGCCGTCGTCTTTCTCGCCTTGCTCGGGCGAAACGTCGGCGGCTTCCACCATGTTCATGGCGATCATGGGAAACTTGTGCGGCTCGGTTTTTTCGTGCGCGGCGTACTCCGTGGGGTCGATGGCCATGTACAAGGCGTCGATGCTGTCGACGATGCCGTTGATGAGGTTCTTCTCGGCGGCTTTCTTGCCCGTCCAGCATTGACCCTGCATATCGGCGGGGTCGGCGTAGGTGCGAACCTTGAGGACGTCGGAAATGAACCATGCGTGGGACTCGTCGACGTCGTCTTGGAAGAGTTTACGCTGCTCCGGGGTAAGGGAGGTGCCGGCGAAACCAGCCCCCTTGGCCCAGCCGGCCTTGATGAGATCGACGCTGACGCCGTCCTGCGCGTAAGCCGCCTTCATGTCGTAGAACGGGATGTAAACACCGATGCTGCCCACGGTGGCCGAACGGCTGGCGTAGACTTCGTCGCATTGGCTCATTATCCACATGGCGGCGGAGCAGGACTGCTTGGACGTGTAACCGATGGTGTGCTTGACGCACTTTCGGATACGGGCAGCAAGTTCGGGGACGCCGGTGACCGTGCCGCCAGGCGAGTCGAAGTCCATGATGATATGCTCGACGCCGGGGTCACGCTCGGCGTCCTCCAGCATCTCCTCGACCTCTTCGACGTCGCAGGCACCCATCATCTTTTCCAGCTCGGTGAGGCCGGAGCCGATCACGCCGCGCACGGGGATATAAGCGACCTTGCCGGTCTTGACCATCGTCGGACGGGGACCGAAGAGCATCTCCATCATGTCCTCGATATCGCCGTTGCCCTTCAGGTCGGCGGGAGAGATTTCGGCCACCTTGTCGAGGTAAGCCTTGGCCTTCGCCGGCTCGATGAGAATCGGGGCGAAGGTCTTGAATGCGTTGGAAAGGGAGTACATGAATTATTTGTTGAAGGTTTCTTCGTCGTCCGGGTCGACGTCGTCTTCGACGATCTTCGCACCGTCGTCCATCTTCACGTCGTCGTCGGCGACGGCGGCGTTGATATCCGAAGGGGCGACGTTCTGCGGCTTGTAGAGCATCGACAGCGGGACGTCGAACTCCTTGGACAGGTCGAGCAGGTATCGCTTTTCGGCGGCGTTCTCGCGCATCTTCTCCTTCGGGTCGAGACCCTCTTCAAGGTAGTTGTCCGTAAGGCTCTTGAGGCCGGACTCGATGTCCATGCGGTTCTGCTGCGCGTCACGACCGGCGTCGACGGTGACACGGCGGGGCGTCGTCCAAGTGACGT